ACTCTACTCATTATTGATTATCGCCTCATACTTGTCTGCGAACTGTGTTATATACTTAGGATCTATCACTCTTATCTTAGATCTTGCCTCATTTGTATCGAATAGATATGCTCTATTGGTTCTAAACGATATTTGACTGGTCGGCTCTCCTCCAGATATGAATATTCCGTTCGATACAACTCTCTTCTCATCCGGATTATGGTAATGTAGGAATGGTTGTACCTCATTTCCATTACTATCTGTATATTCTATGGTGTCTTCTGCTCCTGCGGCAGGTCTGTAGTAAGAATGCGGCGCATCCAGGTACTTATATACGTCATATGTGTTCACACTATCTTCTGATTTGTTACCTGTTACCCCTTCTGTTGCATTTTGAGGGCCTGGTTTACTGTTACCAATGAATGTTCCTACTACATCTTGCAAGACTAATTGATTCATATCGGCATTCTTTTTGATTAACGTGCCGGTTGCCCCACTGTTTGTACCTGTTATAGTCTCTCCTAGCTCGAATCTACCTGATAGACTGTTTTCTTGAGCAAGTATTACACCTATATCGCCGCTTTCTTTTATACTTGGGTTGGTCGTAATGACTGTTCCGGCGAATTCCTCATCCATATACTTGTGTAGCTTCTCTTGGCTCATTGGCCAGGCAGCAAGACCATCATGTAGGAAGTCATTTACGATGAAGAAGGTCCAGTAATACTGTGTTGTGCCATATAGGCGTTGTGATACGATGTCTGGTCTCTCACCATTCTTGACATTATAGAATGCATATGCGTTAAGATCATCAAGATATGCATCTAATGGGCGAGCTGCCCTATAGATATTGACCACCTTTTGCAAGATACCATTACGATCGAAGTCGTAATCAAGCTTTGGAAACTGTCTGAAATAACCCATATTATTCTCCTCCTGCTAGTTCGGCACCACGACTGATCGCCCGTGCAGACACATCGCGAGCATATTTGGCTGCTTCTCCAGGGGTATCTGCTGTATCTCCAACCACGTGACCTGCATCGTCGTAACCATCCCTATATACAAGATCTGCACCATATAGGTCATCTCTTGTGATTGCACGTACCTCTTGGAAGGTCATTGTAAGATCAATTTCTGTTGGTGCAGCACCTAATACGCCATCATTTTCATGAAATGCATTGCCTGTTGCGTTATAATTTGCGGACATTGTTGTAAGATACGTATCAATAATACGTGGCATATACTTATTTGGTTGACCACCTGCCATGAATTCTATGCGAAATGTTGGTGGATATTCTAATGAACCTGTACCTCTTTCCTTTGGATACATGTACTTACGAAATGCATTCTCTATCTTATGGGCAATCAATGACTCTTCTTTTGATGTTGGTACTAGCTTAAATGCAAATTCAAATGATCTTACATTGACTCCTTCGAACGTTACTGCAGTATATGGATTGACTATGAGGCCTGATTTGAGCTCAAATGCAGAAGCAACACCGCCACCTACACCACTTCCTGCCTTGAATCGACTCGTTAGTTGCGAGATGAAGTCAGCGCCTGCTTTTTGTTTTTGACCTCCAGTACCCAGCCTACCACCAATAGCTTTATCTCTTGCTGCTGCTCCGACAAGGCCTAAATTCTGAGAACCGTAATTCATACCATCATTCGATGCCATACCTATTGGTATAAACAGGTGGATATCTGTAAATTCTCCCATTTCTCCTCTCACCATAGAGAATGATATATGTGGAAAGCCATCCTCCGATACTTTTGACCTCAGAGTTTCTGGAAACGTTAATATTGTGTGTGACATATGCCTTTTTACCTTTATAAATAGTAATACATTTAATAACTATAGATCTATTTATATGGCTTATAAGGGCAAATACACAGTAAAGAACAAAAAGAAATACGTTGGTGACCCTACCAAGGTAACATATCGCTCATTGTGGGAGCGCAATGCATTCCGTTGGGCAGAGTCTAATCCGCAGGTACGTGCATGGAACAGTGAAGAGGTTGTTGTACCATATAAGTGCAAGACCGATAATAAGCTGCATCGCTATTTCGTTGATATGCTTATTGAAATGACCAATGGTGAGATTATCCTTGTTGAGATTAAGCCGAAGAAACAGACACAACCTCCAAAGGCTGCACGTAAGACCAAGAAGCATCTAAATGAGGTCACTGCATATATCAAGAATACTTCCAAGTGGAATGCTGCACAGCAATATGCCAAGCATAAGGGTTGGAAGTTTCAAATCTGGACTGAAGATACTTTACGCAATTTAGGCATCAAAGTGTTGAAAGGATAGTATAAATAGTATCATGGCAAGTTTATTCGACACATTACAAGCACAAGCATTTAGATCTGGGGTATCTCCTCGTACGAAGCAGTCGCAACAATGGTTTCAGCGTAACGTCAGAAAGTTATCGGATGTAAATAGAAAGGAATTGTTGCAGGATAATGCATTAGATACAGTTGCTAGACCTAAGACGGGTGACATGATAATGTATTTTTATGACCCTAAGTATAAGGCAGAACTACCGTACTATGATAGATTCCCTCTTACGATTATGGTCGAGCCTGCAAATGGTGGATTCTATGGACTAAATCTCCATTACTTATCGCCGGCGGTACGGGCAAGATTCCTAGATGAGTTAATGAAATTAGGCCCAAAGAATATGTCAGATAGCACAAGACTAGCACGAATGAGATATAAGACGCTCAAAGGCGTGCAAAAATATAAAGAATTTAAGCCCTGTTTTAAGCATTATCTCATGGAACATGTCAAATCACGAATAGTAAGAGTGCCGATGACCGAATGGGAAATTGCAATATTTTTACCAGTTGAACAGTTTAGTAAGATTAAAGCTGAGTCAGTCTGGAGATACTCAAGGAAATCATACGCATCATGAACAGTATAGACAATTTAAAGGCTACAATATCAAAGAAAGGTGGAGTTGCAATGCAAAACCGCTTTCAAGTATTCTTTACTCCACCAACTGCAAATAGCCTTAAGTCTTTACTTAATTCAGATCCTAAAGTATTAGTAGGTGACATTGCAAAGAATGCTATATCAGGTGGAAGTATTAAAAATATGATACCTGATCCACGTGATATATCAATACTATGTGAGTCGGTAAACCTACCTGGTAGACAGATCACTACAATAGATTACACTGCTGAAAAGCAAGCGATTAAGATACCTTATGGTGTTATTAACGAAGATGTTACTATGTCTTTTATGCTCACTAATGATTATTACATGAAGAAAATGTTTGATTCATGGCAATCAGGCGTGTTTGATATGGAAAGATATAGAGCAGGCTATAAAAAAGATTTTACGACTGATGTAATTATACAACAATTAAATCAGGAAAATATACCGATCCATTCTGTTAAACTGGAGAATGCATTTCCAGTTACAGTAAGCTCGATAAATATGGATAATAATAGTGAAAATACTATCCAGAAACTGAATGTGACATTGAGTTACGAAAACTTTGTGACCGAAGACATAGTAGATACGATTAAATCGACTGCTGGTGTCATCGGCGCAACACTTGGCATTTAATATAATTTAATATAATAGGAGAATAATATAATGGCTTTACCGAAGTTAAATAATGCGAGATATGATATAGTAATCCCTTCGACAGGGAAAACTATAAGTTATAGACCATATCTGGTGAAAGAAGAAAAGATATTGATGATGGCTATGGAGACTAATGATGAAAAACAAATCATGAATGCTACCAAAGACATTATTAAATCATGCGTGCATGATGATATTAACATTGATGAGCTAGCAATGTTTGATGTTGAAACATTGTTTCTAGCGCTAAGATCAAAATCAGTAGGGGAATCTATTGACTTAAGCATGAAATGCGAACACTGTAATGCCACTAATGATGTAAAAATTAATTTTGAGGATATTAAGTCGCCAGAGGTTGTTGAAGAAAATGCAACAGTAATGTTAACTGATTCAGTGGGTATTACGCTTAAATATCCATCGTATTCTGTTGTTTCATCAGCCCAAACAAAAGATAATGAGCTAGATGCAGCGTTTGATCTTATGTTAGCGTCAATAGACACTATATTTGATAATGACGGTGTATATCCTGCATATAAAGAAAAGGCAGAAGATTTAAAAGATTTTATGGACTCGCTTAACACTGAGCAGCTTGCAAAGATTTCTGATTTTTTTAGTACTATGCCAACACTATCATATGATATAGCATATAAATGTTCGTCATGTGATGAACATAATAGTCAGGAGCTTAGAGGTCTCTCTAGTTTTTTTACGTAGGCCTCTCTCATGATAGCTTAGTTAATTATTATAGAACTAACTTTGCGATGATACAGCACCATAACTGGAGCTTAACAGAATTAGATCAGATGATGCCTTGGGAACGTGAGATATATGTTACCCTATTAGGCGAATGGGTTAAAGAAGAAAACGAAAGAGTTAAAAAGGAACAAAGGAGACAATAATGTCTGAAGAAGTAATTAAGAAATTAGATCATCCCGCTGATACCAACGGTGATGGAAAAGTGTCTGACGAAGAACATGATATGTATCTTGATGCAAAGCGTAAAGAGCTTGAAGATGCAGATGCAATGCGTGATGCTCAAAGAAATATGACATGGTTTGCATTGTTTGGATTAAT